GGAATGTTTAGAATTACAGTAGAGAAAGCTGGGTTGGCTGTATAGTCTGGATCAATTTCTGACATTCTAATTCAAAAAAGGTGAAGTTTAAATTATTCCAATCAAAATCGGTTATCCGATTAAATGGCATGGTCTGAAATCCTTCGCACAGATGATGCTCTCTGCCATCCTTGTTTACCTTTAACGAAGTGCCTCCGGATTTAACAGGCAAATATCGGTATATTTTTCCAAAGTTAATTCTCTTTTCCTGAGTCCCATCCAGATACACAAAATCTACCGACCATCCAGGCGTAGCTTTGTATCTTCCGCAGAAGTCCAATATATTTTTGTGCTCCCGGATTGTTTTTTCTACCGGAGTTCCGTTAACAAAGTATTCCCTCACAGCCAATGGAATAATCATGAATGTATTATCCTTATGCCAATCCTTCTTTGTTTCAAAGGCCCCCTTTTCTTTTACCTTTCCGCTAGTAGATACAGCAATATAATTATTTACATCCCGGATAATCATTTTGCTGTACTCAGCGTACTCTAGTGTTAATTTAGTGTCCTGCTCCCACTTTTTGCACACAGATAGAATATGACCTTCTTGATTCCATGGCATACTGATAGTCACACCATCGGTATTAACTTGTAATAAAGATGCTCCGGCTTCCACAAGAGCTTCGACCAACATAGTAATAAGAAGCTGACCATTAACCGTTACAGCAAAGAAAACAAATGGGTCATAGAAACACGATACATCCGATCCTGTCTTACCGAATACACCATTCAATGCAAGTTTCAACGCATCGGAAGTTAACTTGTCTCCGTCAACCTGTGCCTTGACTCTTTCGTTGAAAATGTCATTGTATACGTTGACGAAAACATCTTGATCCATCTGCCTAGGATGCAGTCTGTTCTGAATAAAAAGGTTTGGATAATAAGATTTAACATCGATGTCAAGAATCTTATGAGTTTTGGTTGACTCGTACACCCCAGGAGTAACACAGCCGTGTATACCGCCTACACCGTAATCCAAATGGAGACCGGCATAGTTGATGGTGAACGAGAAACTTTTCTTAACCTGAGCTAACTTGCGAACAGCAATATTGTTGGCCTCGAATTTTTCTGCCAAATCATTGGTGGACATAGAAGTTACAATACCCTCAACAAAATTCTGTAGGTAATTGCTAGAGCTAGTGGTCTGTCTCATCAAGCCCAACAGATACTTTAGCTTTGGGTCTCGGAACTTGACATACGGAAAGATGATATCTTTCAGTGGTACATCAGCTCTCTTACCCCGGATCTGAGATAGATCCCGGATGCTAGTGCCCATGGCCTCAGATAGATACTTCAAAAATATGTTCTCACCGATAACTACATCACTTTTATTTATGACCTTGAGTTTGTACTTCTTACCAATCTGTTTGCGGAGATCTATTTTCTCCTTGCACATCTCATAAAACTTAGCAGTAAAGCGGACATCGTTACGGTTATACTCAATCAGTCTACTCAGTTTATGCTCATCGATTGTTTCGGTATGGTGCATAGGCATATCCATTACGTTATCCCAACCGCAAGAAACTTCTAATGCTTTGAGTGAGGTACGCCTGGCTTTGTTGTCATAGTGGTTAAGCAGAAATAAATCGAGCTGAGGAATCAATTCTTCTACGTATTGCTTTTTTTCCTCGCTGATTATGCTCTGAGCCCGATTATAAATCTTCTCAGCAGTTATCCTATCGCTATTCCATATATAATGCAGTACAGGCCAGTCAAAGTGGATATTGTTAAAGCCCACCATGCCGTATTTATCTTTTCTTAATTTCTCTAGATACGCTACCAATTTCTCAGTATCGTTCTGCTTATCCCAAATCACGAACATATTTTCCTCTTGGGTCTCAGGATTGTAATCCATATAGGTAAAGCAATTTGAGAATGTCTCTATGTCGTATACTACTATCATAATTTATACACTATGTCTTGTACTCTTATTATTCCTTCGGAAGTATAGAACTCCCTGTACCATCTTTTTCCTTCAAACACCCAACCCTGCGATACTACCGGTATGGGCTTATCGTTATATCTAAAAGATTCCGGTTTGTATTTCTGTTTCAAAGGCGGAGGTAGATTGAATTCCTTGACCTCGAGCCCACGCTTGCTCAGCTGGGAACATATCGACCTCAGTATGTTTATTACTAGCATTGTTTAATAGATTATAAAATTTACCATCTTCACTGTATTGTCCTGTAGCACGATTGAAATCGTATTCAACCTTACCTAATTTGCCCCGGAAGTGCCACTTGATTTTTTGAATGTGGACCTCTACCGGATCTTTAACACCATTGTCGAACGTGCGGTGTACAGCTATGCCGACATCCGGTACGTTGAAGAAGTGGTGAGAACCGGAGATATCGTACAGGCGAGGTACATTGTACTGACCATTGCTCTTATCCATCTTCCGGGGGTGTGCTACTAGAGTCACGTTCACATTATTTTTAACTGCGAATTGTTTTAACTTGCGTAGCAAGTTGCCTATCTTCTCGTTGCTGCTTTCCTCTCCGGCTTCCTGTTCGATATAGTTGAAAGGATCGAGGCACAGACAATCAATACCATTGCGTTTAATCAGTGTTTCTGCAATCCTCAGCAGGTTGTTAATGGAGTAATCCTCAAGGGTTTCTACATTGTAAAACCAAAACGAGTTCGAGATAACCTTGGTGCCAACCTCAATCTCCCTGTCATTCATCTGCTTCAGCTCCTTGCCCAATAGCTGCTCAGTCATGCGAGTGATTTTGAGCGGTGCTACGTTCTCCGGACTGAATACTCCAAACTTCCAACCCTTGAGATGGGCCAATCGGATGAACATATAGTCGAGCCATGTCGACTTTCCTGATCCTGGAATGCCCGTAACTACAACTAATTCGCCACGGTTCCATGAGATATGGGCATCGGTCTCAGCCATATCAACGTGACTACCAATAGGATAACCATCTTTGTGGTAGGACTGAATGGTAGAGAGATAGTCCATGGCATTGGAGATCTCTGATACCGGCAGTGGCTTGGCATCATCAAATAAACGGGTAACGAAGTCTTGACCATATGCTTTTAAACAATCGTTAGCATCCTTTTGAGATACCGGGAATTCAACTATCCGTACATCTGAGGCCGAAAACCTGCGAGCTATATCTTCGCTCAACTTTCTGCCAGGCTCATCATTATCGGTTGCTAGATAAATCGTTTTATTTTCTAACAGCTCGTACACTGAGTCTAGCCAATCCAAATTATTATTGTTCTTGCTAGCTCCATTGGGAACAGAAATAGCAGCCAATCCGGACTGATGCCACACCATAGTTTCTTCTTCTCCCTCACAGATAATTACATAATCTTTATCCTTAACAGAATCGATATTGTAAGGTATCTTGCGAGCATCTTTGACCATCTTGAAATGCTTCTCTCTGGTTTTGAACTTAATGTTTATCAGTTCGCCATCCATAAAGTAATTGAAGCAAATCACCGGGTGTTCTTTCTGAGTCTGAGGCATCCACTCCACAGCCTGAGAAACACCGAAGTGCTCAACCGTTTCTTTCTTTATACCACGTAACGAGAACCAATCGAATATATTCTGTGAGCTGACCGCAGGCTTGGGCTCGGGCCTCACATACTGATTAACAGAACCGGACCATTGGCAGTGGTGACAGTTCCAAACCCCTTCATCTATATTCACAGATAAGGAAGGATCTTTACTTTTCTTCCTGGAATTAGCACATTTAGGGCAGGTTGTCTTTACATTGCCGGACCACCGGTTGCGTAAATCAATTCCTAATTTAATCAGTCTATCTGCGTTCATGTTTCTAATCCTTCATCAATGCAAGTGGTTATTATGAATTCCTGTAATTCGTTTAATACGACAAATACTTCTTCGCTATATTCTTCGTCTTTAATTCTTCTTCTAATCTTCTCCTTAATTTCTCCTACTAATATTTTGTACTTCCACCCATTGGCTGCGGTTTCAAATTCTTCCTGCTCTTCCGGCAGGGTAAATGTTAGTTTAGCTTTGCTCATATTTCAATTGTTTATAAAATTCTTCTACTGCATCTCTTTTAGAGACAAACTCTTTTTCATCTACATACCATATTTCCTGGTCTTCTACCCACTCCGGGTACATTCTGGTTTTAAATAGATGAATGAGTACTTCTCTTTCTACTGTGATGTATTTAACTATCCGTCCTTTTAGCTCTGGTACTAAAGTACCTAAGTCCATTCCCTTCATTATCTGAGGCCCACCCGGAAACTCAATGAAAGTGAATTGATTGCTAGGCCATCCAAATTGACTTTGAGATTGGTAATGAGTCCAAGTCCCAACCAATTTGATTAGGTTGGGACTCAGCTCATCAAAGCTCATCGTTTCATTGTTCCGGTTGCTGTACGTTGGCATTATACTTCTCCATTACACCCATTTGGATTTCACGAATGTGATTGAGAGAAAACTCTCCGCCAATCTCGTTAATCTTTTCATAGGTGAGGATAATTACCTCGGCAACGATTTCGTTGACATTGATTTGCTGTAGAGCGAGTGCGCTCATCATAGCTCCGATTTTTTCTTTTTCTGTCATATGTTTTAAATTAAGGGTTGCAAATGTAATTAATATTGTTCAAAGTTCACACCTTTACAGGAAATTAAATCTATCAACTGTTTGGCAGACCGGTAGGTATAGAACCTACAATTGTAGTCAAACACTGATACATACCACTCGCCACGTTCATCTTCCTGGGCTAACACTGGAATCCCATTGAACTCATCTTCGAAGAAATGATATAACTTATCATCTCCGGTTTGATCTGAGGGCACGGTTACTTTCCGCAACTTGAGCCTCAATACTTCTCGTAATGTCATATAATTGTTTTAATTGGTGTCTGATGTTTGCGTTGAACTCGTTGTAGTCAATCTTGGTCTCGGGCTCTGCAATCTGCATAGCCCTTGGGTTGTGTTCTTGAATGCTTTCTGTCAGTCTGTCTAATACTTGTATCATATTAATAAATGTAAGTTGTGTCGCACTTGTTGTCTTCGCATTCTACTTTGATTTTTGGTGTGATTTTCTTCTTGCTTGATTTTGAAATTTCACTGCCGAAGATTGCTCCCATGACAACAAGACCTATTAAAGCAAAGCTTATCAGAGGTGCATGATCTCTTTCCTCGTCAAGAATGTATATGAGAATTATTGCCACCATTAAAATTACTATTAGTATTATTATCATATTCTGTTTAATTAAAAATGTAAGTTCCTACCCATTGTATATGTCCTTGTGAGTTACGTTCAGTAATAGGCTCTCCTTTACCCATTATATTAACTAATTCTCTTTCAAACCCAATAGGCATCTTTGGTTGTGATAGAGATTGGATAAAATCTTCAAAGAATAAAGGTTTATAGGTTTCTTCATCTATTGACATAGCATCAATATATGCCGTATTCCAAGCCTTCCTCATATCTTCCTCTGTGTACTTGTACTTCTCTTTGGCTTTGTTGTAGCCATCTATAAAGCCAATACATTCCTCTTGCGTATGTTTTGAATTTACGTAATCAACCAAAGGCTGACCTATAGCTTCATCTTCAAGTGGTGGCAATAAGTCCACACCCCAAAGAGTACCTTCTCCGTTGAGTGGTAGGTGGGCTATGATTTTTTTTACATGAGTAAATCTATTCAAATCTTTAGCTTCTTCAGCTGAAAATGATATGTAATTATTTGCAGTATTAACCACCCAATCTCCTTCTTTAATCTCCTCATCACTTACAATAAGAAGATAGTTGTCTGTTTTAATTATGTTTTTCATTTTAGTTTTATTATTCTTCTTCTGGTTTATCGTATAGCAAAGTGATTTTATTACGTGGTGAATCTTTTTTTGCCTTGACAGTAAAGTCTGTATTACATTGTGTACAGCTTACTTCGTATCCATCCACATCAGAGTTGTCTATGTGATATTCATCAACATCATCTTCAAAGTGCTGTCTGTTTTGTGTATTGCACAATGGGCACTTGAATACAATGATTGGATAGTATTGGCTTACCTCTTCTGAAACAACGGTTCCAGAGCAGGATTCCAAATTACTTTCTCTGAGGGCAGCCTGAAGAGCACGAATCTGTTGCCAGTTTCCAAACTCCGGCTTAACTTCTTTTCCGTCTTGGTAAAACTTACCGTCTTTGATTGTTATCATGATTTTTATTTTTAGGTAAACTTTCTTTTAGTAATTCTCTATTCCAAATGTTAGTATTTCCAATAGCGTACTGAGCAATCATAGCCATTGTCCATTCAATCATTTCTTCTGGAGTGTATAGATTTTGCTTTGCTGTATTGTATCCAAGCTTCCAATAGTCAAGTCTTTCTAAATTCTTTTTGAGATTAACAAGGTCTTTATCTATCATTTGTTCAGTTATTTTAGCGTATGTTCCCCCATAATTATAGTTTTCTATTACAAACTCTACTTCTTTTCCAATCCAATCAACTGAGTAGTCTCCATAATTATCGCACGTTTTTGCATCAGCAGGATGTAATTTAATTACACCGTCTTCAGCAGCTGGGTCTTGAAGTGTTCTTTGGTCGTACACAACTACCCATCCTTCTTCTGTTTTATTTAATTTTCCTTTCATGATTCATTTATTTCTTTAATAGTTAATTCTTTACCGCTCAGTGCAAAGTATAGATTTTGTAATTGGTGAACGTAATTAAGATTTGGAAAATCTGAATAACTTTTAAATCCAATACTCCATCCTTTTTCTCCTAAATAGCAAACTAATGGTAAATTACCATGAATGTGTATTCCATAAGTCCAAGACATAACTTTCTCAAACCCAAAATTTAAAAACCATTCTTCTTTTAGTGTAATTGGTTTACACCAACTTCTTTCGACAACCCAAACTTCTTCAATAGTATTGGGAGTAACTTGTCTTGGTTCTCCATTATGGTCATACCAATTTCCAATTCTTAATTCATTTGCTTTCATTTTTTAATATTTTGCTTATATCTTTTAATATTTTGCTTATGTCTTTTAATTCCAACGCTATTAACCAAAGCGGAATGGAAAGAAATGCAGTCGTTAGGAACATCATAAGTTTTCGATTTCTTGCTTAACTTGCTTATACCAATTATATTGATGTTCCATATCAAGATCGAGATCAAACTTATCCATAAAATCTAACGTAATGTCTATTGCTATTAAAGTACATATTTGAGCATTGGTTTTATGTATTCCTTCAATATTCCTTTGATATTCTTCAACTATATCTGCTGCTTTTTGTTTTGGTGTCATTTTAATTTTTTAATTGTTTGAATGTAGTCCGGTGCTTCGGCATATCTGCCATCGATTGCCCGGAGGTAGTGATCTTGTATGTGAATGTAGCATTTTATATTATCCCGATACGAATTATAGGTAGCGTAGGGACCATACTTGCCAGTCACATATTTGCAGTTGTGGTATGTAATACCAAATAGATTCTTAGCTCTTCTACCTACATTGCTTTTACCTAAGCCGGATTCTATTTGTGCCTGGGCGACAGCTACATTCGCTAACACACACCCGTTTTCTACCAAACATTTGGTAATGCTGTCCCGGGTTAGCGGTACATCACCGGTATGTGTGGGGTGGATGTAGCGATAGATAACTTGTGCTTGAGGATTGTCAAACAGCAGGTGCAAATTAATTACTATGAGACCCAAAACAATGAAGATGATTGCAATGGTCTTAGGCCAGTTTTTCTTAACAACTTTGTAGTTGAGCTCGGAATCTATTTGGATTTTCATACTATTAAACCTTGATTTTCTTTTTCAAACTTCCACGTTTTAATTGCTGCCTTCCAATTCTTCATCTTATTCTTACCAATCATCCAACCTTTGGACTCATAGAAATTAAAGAATCGTTCAGCATTTTCTTTAGGGTCACGCACCTTCTGAGACCGAAGATAATCCTCCACCTCCTGGAGGGTAGGCAGATCAAAAGATTTATTTGTCAATGCCTTGACTAAATCTTCGTTAGACCTCCAATGCGGATCCACCTTGTTCAACAAGTGAACTAACACAGTCCGGATATTTTTCTCCATATTCTTTTTCGATTGCTTTAATTATTTGACATTCTTTTTTGTACATTGTTGGCATACTCAACCAATTCTCCACGATTTTCATGGTGTTAATAATGGTTGTGTGATTGCGGTGGCCCATCTGATTTGCAATGCTTTGCAATGTCATTTCAGCTTTGGTCCGCAGGAAGTAACCGTAGATATGCCTAATGGTAACTTCATCATTCCGTCTGGTTCTCCTGTACTCCCACAATTCACGAGGCACACCTAATACCTCCTCCATGGCTTCGAGTATTTGTTCTTTAATTTTTCTCTGTTGTTTAGTTTCTATCTGTAGCATAAATTTTGTTGTTGATTATTTTTTTAACTGTTGAGGCATAGAACACACCTCCTTTACTTCCCTTGATTCCCTTATCGTTCAGTGTTTTGGCAATGCGATACAGCGGTACGCCCTGGCGATGCATTTGCATCACATCATCTACGACAGCCATACCCTCGGGGTCGGGGCTCAGAACACCATCTTGATTCTTGTACCCAATAGGAGGATAAGGACAATACACTTTGTAATTCTTTTTGAGATTCGCTTTTACACTCCGGGTGTGCTCACCGGTAACATCAGATTGATATTCGGCAAATACAGCCATAAGATTACGCATAGCTTTGCCTGATGATCCGGATAGCATAGGTTCCTCGATGGAATAGAACTTGATCTTACGATGCTCAAGTTCAGCCATGTGGATTATATTATCTTTCAAGTTACGAGCAAAGCGTGTGCTGTGCCATACTATTACAGCATTGATGCCACCCTGCCTCAGCCGGGTAAACATACTTTGGAAGCCTGGTCGTTTAGTATTGCGACCTGAATAACCGGCATCCTCGTAGATGTGCTCGAGCTCATAACCTTTGTCCCGGGCATACTCTTTGATTCGAGCTATCTGATTATCCAAAGAAGTGCCCTTGTCAGCTTGCATATCTGTCGATACACGAATGTAACCTACTGCTTTCATTTGCATAATTTCTTAATTAGTTTAGCGACCATTTCTTTCTTTGTCATTTTGCGATGTATACAATACTCGTTGAGATATGGGAACAGATACTCCTTAATGTGAACGCTGACAACTGTTTTGTCCTCGAGTTGTTCTTTTCTTTTTCTTATCAGCCAACGCTCCATCTTAACTGTCTGCTCAATCTTGAGGGACAAAAGATCTGTAGCTGGTTTATCTCCACCGTACTTCTCAACGAACTTTTCGTATAACTTGGTTGGTATTTCTACATCTATCTGTTTCATTTTTCCCACGTAGATATGCCGAACTCCCACAACTTATATTGTAGTATGAGACCACCTACAAAAAGAAGTAGTATGTACAACGCTTCCAATATATCTCCTATATTATTCCTCATCTTCTATTTCTACTATGTTTCCTTCTTCGTCTATATAAATGTAATCGCTGAATTGACTGTCGAATATCTCGTACACTTCATTCTGGAGAGCGGTTGCGATAGCTTCCTTCAAATCATCTGAGGCCCAATCGACAGTTGTGATATACATCGAATCACTCACACCGACATCGTAAAAGATATTTTCTTTGTTCAATTCCGAGAATGATTCTTCATAAGTTACATCTGCCTGTTCAATCAGCTCTTTAATGTATTCTTCCGGTGTGTAAGAATCAATTAAATCTTCTGTCAAAAGTGATACACCAATTAAATAGCGTGGGCGAGTCAATTCTGTTTGGAATGGGTTGAAATCAACCGATCCGGTGTTAGTTAATTTGTCAACTATCTGTTTCATTTTCTTTTGCTTTTTGGTAGCCAATCTCGTACATTTGGTACAATGCTTCTCTTACTACCTCTCTTTCCTGAGGCACGAGCATAATCTTGCCATCAAACGAGTCTAGCATTTCTTTTACGGATATATCTTGATGTGTCATGTTTATTTTGTTAAAGCACCCTAGCCAATGACCAGGGTGCTTATATTTATTGTTATACCATTATAAACGATTTAGTCTGAGTATTTTCTTCTATCCATGCCATGATGGTTTCGTAGGCAGCATTGTTGATGCTGTACCCACTACCATTCATTATGTAATCAGTCTTGCGATCTTCTTCGCTAGGAGCTGACATATGATTTGTATAACGAGTCACTGCGTTGAACAGTCCCCATACTGTATCGCCTTCCAAATCTCTTTCGATTCCGTAGGCGGTAGCAAACTGCTTCATCTGATTAGCCTTGCGAGTTGATACTTCATCTGCTTTAGTCTTCAGTACATCAACTTCGAACATGGAATTCAGTACAGCCTGGACAAGATTCTCTTTCGGAGCCATCTCGCTCATGCGTTTGAAAGAGTCGAATAGTTTCTTATCTGCATTGATTGTATCTTGGAACTGCTCAATTGCCATTTCGATACGTGCTTTTGCAGTCACAGTATGTCTGAACTTATTTGTTTCACGATGAGCTCTGTAGAAAGTATTTTGGCAAACGATTACTGTGTTGGTAGAGCCAAAGGCAATCGAACTGCTGCCATCGTGGCTATTCAAACAGGTAACCCAACGCTTAACACCGGACCTGCCTACATATTCTTCGGGCAGTTCAGCTTGTAGATAAACTTTGCGACCACCATTGAGGGAACCACCACGATTGGTTTCGATACCAATACCTTGTGTGGCACGTACTACAGTGTCAGCAAGTTCCCAATTTTGGAATGGGGTGTAGCGACTTTTAACTGAGCCCAAACATGATACGGGTGTGTCCATTCCCTGGTCATACCGGAAGATGCCGTAGTGATCAGTAACTAGTCCTGATTCGTGAACGAATTGTTCTTTCTTAACTTCCCAATTAAGGCCTGTGTTTTCGAGCAGATTCATGGTGTGCTCAAAGTTGTCGATGTTTAATTCTAGTGATTTCATATTTGTTTTGATTAGGTTTTGTTTTATGTTTATTTTCCCCACTGTTCGGCAATAGCACGAGCCATACCGGGAAAGGTTTTACTTCTTAGTGTTTGTCTCTCTGCTTTTGTTTTAGCTTTCGCTAGGGCCTCAGCATACCATTTTGGGTGACTCTTACCTGAGTTGAATACAACTCTTTCGCCTTTACCAACAACCTCGGTGTGTTGCAATGGAGGTAAACCTTTCAACCATAGACAGGTTGTTTTTGTTGCCTCATCTCCGAAGTGGTAAGGTTGAACTATTTGGTCGGGCTTTCTCCAACGTGAGGATAGTAAGCCAACCGGATTTTCTATGGCAACCTTAGGTATGTTGCAGTTATACAATGCTTTGACAAACTCAACGCTATCGAGCATATCTTGTCTGCGGTTCGGATATTTAGGATTGGGTCTCCGATCTTCAAAGGGTAAGTGTTTATCTTCCGGATGCGATAGCCACTGAACAGCACTACCGGTTAGATATGTGCAAGGAGGGTGTGCTATCATTAAATCCCAACCCTGGTCGATGATGGTAAATACATCACCTTGTATGTGCCATTCGGGATGTCCACCGGAGCATGGAAGTAAATCGCATGAGAATGCTTCGTGTCCGAGTTTGCGAAACTCTTTTGTTATCGCCTGGCTTTCTTCGCAAGCTACTAATACTTTAAGTTTTTTCATGGTGTGTGTTTTTTATTTTGACTTATACACGGACATATTTTTTTCTGCGACATCTATTTTGCTTTTGAGCATTTTTACATCGTTCTGTAGGCACACCAGACGCTTTTTCATATCCTCGATTTCACGATGCAAATGAACGTAATCCCATATCAGTTTATCTATGCATTCGATGATTTTTGTGTAGTCCGGGGACGGCAGAATCCATTGCATTTCTTCGTAATGGTCAGCGAATTCTGTTGTATTCCATACATTCGCAACATAGTTAGTCAGATCTGCATCAGCAGTAAGGAAATGTGGAATAAATTGGTCTGCTGCATCAATGCCTTGAAAATAATTGATACCTTTGACTGCGCCATCAGTAAGGTGCAGAATGATAACTCTGTCGGAGTCTTGAATTTTTTCAATAATAATTGTGTTTTTCATGCGGTTAAAGAATGATGAGTGTGGTTTTTCTTCTGCTCAATTTTGCGGAGTTTGGTTGTGATAAAGTCTGCGTAGTATGAAGTGGTTAATTCTTCGAGATAAGAACTAAGTTCTTCTTGGCTGTAGCAGTATGCCCAGGCAACCGTATTACCTGAGTCCCAATCCAAAGCCGATACTTTCCAAACTTTCTTTTTTGCCTTAGGTATTTCTACCCGGATGATACCGCCAATGGCGTACTCACCGATTTTGAATGTCTTAATCATGTGTCTTGTGTGTTACTAGGTTGTGCAATATTACATTATTATTTCGATTTGTGCAAATTTATTTT